TTCTGACCTAACACCAAGATACCTCTACCCGGAATAAATGTAATTGGGTTGATGTTCTTTGGGAACTCATACAATTCATCACGCATTCCACGATCCAAATATTCACTCTTGAATGTTGTTGGTCCGCCCAACACACCATCAACATAACCGATATCGGTCAAGTGTGGGCAAACACCACGTGTTGTGCCTGCCGGTGCCCAGAATACATCTGTAACTGAGTCACTGTAAGCAAATACTCTAAGAGCCGTAGATGCTGCACTGGTCATAATGTTAGCACCATCAATGTTCGATGACAAACCATGTGGGTAAAAATAACCAGCATGATAAGATGTTGCACGATTTGGTGTTGTTGACCATGTTGAAATACCTAATGGGCCAGTTGGTGGCTTATCAAATGGTGTTTCACCGATAACAAACACTTCCTCAAACTGATCCTGAGACAAGCGAACCAATTCATCAGCCGTTTCATCATAACCGGGGCACACTGCCACGTTATATTCGCGCCACTCATCACGAGCACCTGTATTTGGGTTGTTGATCATCGCTTGTAATTGTCTTACAATCGCTGTTCTACGTGCCGCATCATTTGCACCAAGTGATGTGTAGTTTTTAAATTCTTTAGTGTTATCGAAATCTGCAGCTAATGCTAACAATAAACCTTCAGCTTCTGCTGCTGTAAATTCATCACTAATTACTGTACCACCAGTCCAATTGTCAATCAATGCATCAACACCTTCATATTGACCGACGATCAATGAATATGTGTCATCGTAGATATCTAACGTAGCGATACCAACACCATCAACTGGGGATGCAGTTTCTGAATAAAGATTCAAGCTTGAGAAAAGTGGTGCAAATCCGCTTGGACCGTCAACAATTATTTGGACTGCTGAAGTGACACCATCTAGACTACTTGTAATTCTAAGTCTACCGTTAAGTAGCTGGCATGTACCAGCAGCACCAATTATATTATTAATACCTGTAACCAATTGACCAAATGTAACTGCTTGGCTCCCCAAGAATGTCAATGTATACGTATTTGTACCAGAACCAGATGTGATCTGTACTTGCGCACTGTATGCTGTTGTTGAAATCAAACCAGTGATATCACTTAGTTGTAAAAATCCGCCAGATGTGTCAAAAAGAACATCTTGATAACCGGGGTGAGCAATTGTGTGATCTTGAATAAACGCTACTTCAAATTCATCAGAACTAAATGAGTAGGATGCTAATGTTGAAGTCAATGATTCATCTAACAATGTTTTTAATTCTGTAGCATTTACAGAACTCTTATAACCAGCATCTGCTGGTATTAAGTTATTTTCTTCATTATATTGAGTAATATAATCTGCAACAAGTACACTTAAGTAATCTGCAGCATCTTGAATCTTTCTTTCCCACAAATCTTTTGTGTCAGACAAGTTATCATTCAAATTAACATTTGCACGAATAACATATGCACGATTACCTACTTCAAGGTATTTGTTAAGTGCATCAAGACCATATTCATTTCTAGCATCACCATGATGCTGATTACCTGCGATATCCTGCAAGAATCTTGGAGTACCGTATAATTCCAAGCTCTGACTTATTGATGTTACTGTTCTAATTACACCATATTCATAGGTACCTTCAGCCGGTGTAACACCATCATCCTGTAACTTTTCATCTGCTGTTGCTATAAATATTAGCGGAACACAAGCCTGTTGGCCGGGGATATAATAGCTTTGATCTATAATACTTACATCAACGCCGGGTGATATTAATGCTGCCATTTGTTTTTCTCCATACAATAGGTTATAATCATTATTATTATTTATGAAAATTGCACAAAAGGAAATAAAAATGCTTAATAAATTTAAAAATATTTTTATACGTACAAAAATCGGTAATTTCAATGCAAACGCGAAGAGGTTATATCCAGAAGAATTTGAAGACTTGTGTAATATATTGCCTGAACTTATACATAATTCCCCATTAGCTCAATTTTACTGGCACATATCAAATAATATTATTGATATTCCATTATGTAAATATTGTGTTAAAAAATGTTGTTGGGATGCTCATAATGCAAAATATAGTGATTACTGTTCAGTAAAATGTGCAAATAAAGACCCTGATATTTTAAATAAGAGAAAAAATACTAACAATAAAAAATATGGAGGTAATAGTCCTACAAATAGTAGTAATGTCAGAAATAAACAACATGACACTATGATTAAAAAATATGGTGTAAAATATACTGCACAATCTCCAGAATTATTTGAAAAGATGAAGAATTCTAATATTAAAAAATATGGTGTTGAGAACCCTCTATCCAATAAAAATATTAATAATAAATGTAAACAAACACTATTAGAAAAATATGGTGTTGAAAACCCTTCTCAAAATAAAACACTAAAAAATAAAGCTGTAATTACTAGTTTTAAAAAATATGGTGCTGGTAATAATCAAAATGCTATGAGAAATAATTGTTTCGCAACACATTCAGTGTATCATTATTCTCAGATTGATATAGGGCAAGATAAACTAGATAAATATATTAATAATAAAGAATGGTTGTTTGATCAACATCATGTTAACAAATTATCTTTAACAGAAATTGCTATTTCTCTAAATGTTAGTGTATATCTAATATGGTCAAGATTCAAAGAATTTAACATCAAAGTTATACGTTTTAATATATCAACAGCACAAAAAGAAATTAACGAATTTATTAATAATTTTTACCCAACAATAATCAATGACAGATCAATTCTTCATCCATATGAAATTGATATACTAGTGCCAGAAAAAAATATAGGCATTGAATATAATGGTGTAGTTTGGCATTCTGATAACTTAAATGGTAAGAATAAAAATTATCATCTAAACAAAACTAAGCATTGTGAGCACAATGGTATTCGTTTAATTCAAATATTATCGCCAGAATGGTTATATAAAAAAGATATTGTAAAATCTAGATTGTCACATATACTAGGTAGGTCTGAAAAAATATATGGTAGAAAATGTGAAATAAAAAAATTAGAATATAAAATTGTTTCAAAATTTTTAGAAGAAACTCATATACAAGGCTCTATTAAAAGTTCAATCAATTATGGATTATTTTATAATAATAATTTAGTCTCAGTTATGACTTTTAGTAAATCTAGATTTACTAAACATGAATATGAATTATTAAGATTTTCTAACAAATTAAATACTTATGTAGTTGGGGGGGCATCTCGTTTATTTAAACAATTTATAAAAGATTTTAATCCTAAATCTATCGTTAGCTATAGTGATAGAAGATGGAATACTGGCAATTTATATAAAATGTTGGGATTTACATTTTCACACAATGCTACCCCAAATTATTTTTACTTTAATCTAAAACAAAATACAGATAAACTTTACTCAAGACTACAATTTCAAAAACACAAACTGAAAGACAAACTAGATAATTTTAAACCAAATTTATCAGAATGGGAAAATATGAAAGCCCATGGATGGGATAGAATATGGGATTGTGGTAATTCTGTTTGGGAATTTAACTTTTAGGTATTACAAAATCTTCCAAACTGAACAGTTGGTCATATTCTGGGAGAGGTCTTTCTGTTTCTGAATATTTCTCATAACTATCTGTTAGTGGTATTGCCTCAAGTCTAAGCATAATTTTCTTAATAACTTCATCCCTAAGACTATAAGGCGATGATAAGTAAAAGGGTGTTTCGAATGTGAAGTTTGTTTGAATGTTTCGTTTATCAGCACCCGCTGGATAGTTTTCATCAAATGTAATACCCTTTAATTCAAGTGTAGTTATTTTAGATGTGTTAAACATATTATCGGCTGTTTGAAATTGTAGAATAGGATCAAATAATAAACATATTTGTTCTATAACTTGAAATTGTTGATCTTTATTACTAGTTAATACTGATAGTTCAAATGTTGCATTATATGGAATATGCTTTCTTCTATACACTACCTTCAAATCATCTGGAAATGCACCGCCAGTTGGCATATAAACTCTTCTATCTTCAGTGCCTTGACCGGAAAATCTTTCGGGAGCAAGTTCAAAATCAGTTAAATTAGCAGCCATGATTGGCACTCTCATTAATGTATTCTGATTATTGTT